TGAACAGCCATACAATGTAAATGAAATATTGATACTGCTTGCTGCGCCACCACAAGAAATTCATGACAAAAATCGCGATAGTTATATAGATGTATCAATTGCAGCTGTCAACAACAACCCGTTTGCGTTATATTATAGCGCTGGGGAATTCTATGCTGTTGCAGGATCTGATAAATCATCATTCCCACCAATTCGATCAGTATAACGCTGCTAGTCGCGTTGACTAGCTTTCATCTGGACTTTATACTAACGCTATGAATAATAAAAAACAGAAAGTATTACTGGAACTGTTGATATCGTCTCCTGATACTTTCGCTCTATGCAACAACATCGTTGAACCATCATATTTCAATCCCGAGCTACGGAATTGTGTTGAATTCATAAAAGAATACTACGAACAACACCACACCACTCCACCACCCATGCTAATCGAAGCAGAGAGTGGCGTTGAGTTAGAACTGTATGATGTTACAGAAGATAACATCCACTACTGTGCAGTCCAAGTGGAAGAGTTTTGTAAAAAGGGCGCAATGTCACATGCGGTATTGCAGGCAGCTAAGCATGTAAATGAGGGCAACTATCCTGATTGTTTACCATTGATTCAAGCAGCGATGGAAGTGTCACTCAACCAGGATTTGGGACTGAGATACTTCGATACTGTCGAAGAACGATTGGCAAGAATGCAGCAAGACAATCCAACAATGGCCACGGGGTGGAGTAATATTGACGATGCACTATTTGGTGGAATATCCAGAAAAGAGTTGTTGTTGGTGTCTGCGAACTCTGGGGGTGGTAAGTCAATCACATTGGGCAATCTGGCAACTCACTTCATTGAAGGCGGTAGAGATGTGTTATATCTCACATTGGAACTATCAGAAGATGTTGTGGCTCAACGATTCGACACGATGTTTACCGGTATTGGTAGGCGTGATTGGAAATGCCACGTATCTGAAATTACAACTCGCCTTGAAGTCGAAGGCAACAAAGAAGGTACAGGTATTCTGGATATCAAATACATGCCACAGGGCACTAACGCAAACGCTATCCGGGCATATCTAAAAGAATATTACCTCAAATATAAGAAGTATCCCGACTTGTTGTGCTTGGATTATTTGGATGAGATGTCACCAATAGAAACTGTGTCAGCTGACAATGTATTTGAAAAGGATAAGCGCACGTCATCGCAGTTGCGACAAATCGGCGTTGACTTTAACATGGCTGTTGCTACTGCTTCGCAGTTAAACCGATCAGCTGTTGGTGCAACTGAGCACAACCACTCACAGATTGCTGGTGGTATTAGTAAAATTCACCTAGCAGACGTATATTGGTCCATTATAATGACGGACATAATGAAGGCTCAGGGCGAATGTGTGTTCGTGATACAAAAGACACGGAACAGTGATGGGGTGGGACGAGTAGTCCAACTAGAGTGGGATTCTAAATACTTGCGTATACGCGATCGTGGTATACGACCCTCATCGATGAAGCGGGGCAACAGCATTCCATCGACAGTAAATACAGATCTCGATAGTCCAATAACATCAGGCGCCGGCAATGGGTTGGTAGATCTGATGCATGACATATAACAAAACCGGAGAATTGACATGGCAACTGTACCAAACATCGTAACACTGAACATCGACGATACATCATACGAAGTGAGTGATTTGTCTGAAAGTGTGCAGCAGTTAGTAGCACTATTCAATGAATGGAACCAGGAAGAACAGGATCGTCGGTCTGCATTCCTGATGGTGTCGGCAGCGAAGGAGAATTTATCATCCCAGATCGTAGCTGCCGTTAGAGCAGACCTTGCAGCCGCCGAAGAAGCTAATGGTGATGTCGTTGAAGATGGTGTGATCGTTGAATCATCGCCGACGGACGTCGAGTAATATCACCCCCCCCCAACATACCCCACGCATTTGGGGTATGTGCATTAACCCCCACGTAAAACTTCACATTATAATACATCTACCATAAATATCTGGTAATTATACACCATAGGAATGTATTATGTCTTTACTCCAAGATTTGGTCAATGAAATGTCTGCAGCAGGCGCAACTGGTGCAGGTTCTGTTGCTAGTGCTCCAGGTTCATTGTTCGGTGGTGGTACCATCGATCTGAAAGCAGCTCGAAAAAAGCAACGAATTATGATGCGGCGCATCGGGTTTTCGGCTATCAGAGAAGCACTTGGTGTAGATTTAGGGAAAACCAAATTTGACGCATCAGATGTAATATCAAAGCTGGATGCTGCCCAAAAGAAGTCCAAAGTGGGTAAGGGTACAACCGCGTTCGGAATGGAAGACGAAGATGGTCAGTTAGTAAAAGTCTATGTGAAGAGTGAGCAGGCGGAGGATTTTGAATTGACGCTTTCCGCGATGTTGGCTGGAGAAGATGAAGAAGAAGATGGTAATACTTCTGTTGAAATTGCTGAAGTGTTGTTCAAACTGAAAGACAAGTTCGAAATCGTTGACGTGGAATGGCCCACCATCAAAGGTGATGAGGAAGAGGAACAAGAAGTCGAAGGTGGTGAAGAAGATATGACTGCCACTGATCAAGCTCCCGAAGGTGAGGGTGGTGAAGTGGGTGGTGATCTTGAAGGTGAACCAGCTGGTAATGATACTGCAGCATCTGCATTGGCGCAGGTGATAGATGCTATGAAAGCTGATTCGCGTGCCAAAGAAGCTGAAGCACGAGCACGAGAAGCTGAAGCAAATGCAGAAGAGGCTAAGTATGCAGCGCAAAGCGCGGAAAGTAAGATTCGACAGGAAGAAGCGATCCTCGACATGGAAACTTATAATAAGCAAAAAGGTGACCAGTCGAAAGAAAGTAAGCAATTAGCAGCACTAGCTAAGTATAAACACGATATTAACAAAGATCGTGGTAGTGACAAATTTACAGCCGAATCTAATCGTAATGAACCATCCGAAGAAGATGAAGAAGAAAGTGATGAAGATGGTGAATGTACTGATGATAATGCAATATCACAGGATGAGCTGGCAAAACTAATTTTCACACACCTTAGAGGGCAAAGTTAATGGCTACTACATTTAAACAATTTCTAGCAGATGATATCAATGTGAGCATTGATCCAAATGCGGGGTCAGCTGAGCAAAATGCTGCTGTACGTCGAGCTGCTCAGAGCGCAAACCGTAGTCCCGCCGACTATGCTAAGGATCAGTTACAACAGGCGAATGCAGATCGACTTGCTGCCCAAGCTGACAGAGATGATCCCAATGCTCGGTTGAAAGCTCGCATCGCCCAAGCAAAATCAGTATTAGCGCGGTTGCAACAGCAGTTAGCCCAATCAACTCGCAGTCAACCCAAGACAGGCGTAACTACATGAAGATAGCTGACATATTGTATGACGATGGTTGTGTATTCGAACAAGTATTCGTAGACGATGACGATAACATATTGTCGGAAGCTGCTATTCGTCAGTTTAAACGATGTGGCAGCATATTAAAACGGAAATACCGTTGTCTGGCTGGTCCAAAAAAAGGTAAATTAGTATCTAAGCCTGGTGGATGTGGTACGCGTAAGGATCCAAAAAGCGTGCGAAAAGGTAAAAAGGTGATGCGGTCTAAAAAAGGCGTGATCCAGATGAAGAGCAAGATGTCTAAACGCAAGGCCATGAGCCGAATGGTGACAAAGCTCAATAAGCAATTAGCGGGTAAGTAATTCAACCGCTCAACTAATACAGCGGTGAGGGAGTTGCTTAGTTTTTAATCATAAATAACTATATGTTTACACACACTGCCCCACACAATCTCCCCGATCTCAAAACTAAGAATACCCCTGATGGTAGACGTCTATATGTTACCCCAGAAGGTAACAAATACCCATCCGTCACAACGGTACTGGGTGCCACTAGTGATAAAACATGGCTTGAAGATTGGCGTACGATGCTGGGGCCAAAGAAAGCTGACAAAGAATCAAAACGATGTTCAGATCGTGGCACTGCAGTTCACGAGTTGGTTGAACATCACCTTAATAACGTCGAGGGATTCATGAGAGGGTATGCCCCCGACCACATTAAGCTGTTCAACCAGCTCAAACTTCGTCTGAAGAAAGTCAACAACATACGCACACAAGAAGCTGCGTTATGGAGCGACACTCTTAAAATTGCAGGACGAGTTGATTGTGTTGGTGAGTTTAATGGACAATTAGCCATCATCGATTTTAAAACGTCAAACAACCCAAAAACAGAAGATATGATATTTGATTACTTCCTACAGTGCACTGCGTATGCGCTAATGTGGGAGGAACGCACAGGCGAGAGAATTGATCACGTTTGCATATTGATGGCAGTCGAAAAGGGGTTGGTTTCGATGGTATTTCAGGATAGTATCGATAAATACATCGAACCGCTGGTGCAACGAATAACATCATACCACAAATCACGAGGGTAACATCGCATGCAGTATGCAAATTTACAAGAATTATCGACAGCATTTACCATGCAATCATTTAAGATTGTCGAACAGTTGAGCGTGGGTGATAAAACATACCAGCTACATAAAGATTCTCAGCAATTTGCGGACAGTATACAAGAGGGAATCGGTATGATATTGTATACCGCTCCTCTTGAAGAACATGCAGTGGCGCTTGTGTGGGGACGTGACAATCGAAATAACCTGGCACCGTCACACGCGGCCATGATACAACTGTCACACGACATGGTAGCAGAGGGTGCTGACCCGAAAATAATTGGCGACACAGTGTCTGTAAAAATTACATCACTACCCAACAGCCCAGCACTCAAAGGCAAAGTCGACACCGGTGCAACAATCAGCTCGCTGCATGCAGAGCGATACAAAATTGTGGACAACCACACCGTACAGTTCGTATGCCCCCAACTATCAAATAATGTACTACAGCTGCCACTCATCAACCAACAAGCAATTAAATCAGCTGATGGTGGAACGGAATATCGTCCATGTGTTGAACTCAACATTAAAATCAATGACAAGTTACTCAA